GCCATCATATCTAAACAGTCTATTAGGATAGTAATCTGTTCTTAAATGATATGCACCTTTATCAGGACTGCTAGGATAAGAAGTACCAAATGTATATGGTGAACCATTTGCTGGTAATCCGTCCCCACCACCATATGCAATATAATAGTTTCCACTTGGTGTTTGTAGAGTTGGCGTTGAACTGCCATCATCTGTAATATTAACGTCACCGGCATCATCAGTAGGTACAACAAAATATTGATTTGTATCGTATCCTGTTTTTGGTGCATCAGCCTCTGCTTGTGCAATTACTTGTTCGTTAATTTGCATTTCTTTTTCATATGTTGAAAGCACATCACGTAAATTCTTGCCTTCTTCGCCTGACTCTTTGTCAAAAATATCTTTAAATTCTTGGCTGTCCATAATTGGTTTGCATTTTGCTCTTAACAAGTGTGGATACCAAGTTTGTGAAAAGCCTTCGCTAGGACGACTTATATCTTCAATTACATAAAATCGTTTTAGTGATACTTGGAAATCATTTAGTGCATAGTCATCTGCCAAGTGCGGTAGTTCTAATACATCGCCACTCATAAGTTTTCTACCAATCGACTCAACACTTCTGTTTAGATGGAATGTAATAAACACGGTATCGTTTTGTAAAAACATTCCAAACTGTGATAAGTCAAAATCTAAATCTTGTACATTGTAAATACCACGCAATGTATAAACATCGTCTGAATATTTTCTATCACGATTTTCTAAAAATAATAAATCCTGTATTTTAGTCTCAGGAATATCACTTACTCCTTTGGGTTGAGTTGGCGTTCCTACACCTGGCTCAACAGGACCCTCATATTTGTGAACAAATATGTCTGTTCCACCGATTTGAAATGCTTCATATACAGTCTTGTCTATAAAGCGATAATCAGCGGATTTCTCCGGTTTGTATAAACTTAATCTGGGCATAACAAATGTATTTATTGGAATGACGATCGAATAAATAATAGCATGAGCACACAATTAGATACCGCAAAAACAAAACTGTTTAATTACGTCAAGAAGTTGCTAGGTGACGGTATGATTGACGTTGAACTAGATGTTGATCACTACGAAGTAGCACTAGAGAAAGCACTTGGCAAATATAGACAAAGAGCAGAAAATGCTGTAGAAGAATCTTACGCATTTTTAGAATTAAAAGAAGACACTAACGATTACATACTTCCAAATGAAATACAAAGTGTCAAAGAAGTGTTTCGCAGAAGTATTGGGTCAAGAAGCGGTGGTGGTCAAGGTGGTACAATATTTGAACCATTCAACCTTGCATACACAAACACCTATCTATTAAGTTCTACGCAAATGGGCGGGTTGGCAACTTATATGGCCTTTGCTGGATATCAAGAACTTGTAGGTAAAATGTTTGGCTCTTTTATTAACTTTAAATTTGATCCAGTTAATCACAAACTAACAATAATGCAAAGACCTAGAGGCGATGAAGAAGTTATGTTAGCGGTGTACAATCAACGACCAGACTTTATTTTACTAAGTGATCCTTATGCAGGACAATGGTTAAAAGATTATACACTTGCAACGTGCAAATACATGATTGGTGAAGCACGTGGCAAATTTGCTACAATTTCAACACCGCAAGGAGGTACTTCATTAAACGGAGACGCACTCAAAGCGGATGCACAATCGGATATTGAGAAGTTAGAACAAGATTTGGCAAATTATGTTGACGGTTCTACTCCATTATCGTTTGTTATTGGATAAAAACACTTGACTTTTTTATTCACCTAGCATATAATAAACTTTTACATGGGATATATAAACTTACTATGATCGTTGGTTTCGTTGGCCTGATTGGCTCTGGAAAAGATACCTGTGCTGACACCCTTGTTAGCGAAGGTGGGTATAAACGTGTTAGTTTTGCCACTACACTTAAAGATGCTGTTTCTGCTGTATTTGGTTGGGACCGAGAAGCACTAGAAGGAAACACAGAAGAATCACGTGCATGGCGTGAAGAAGTAGATGAATGGTGGGCAGAAAAACTAGAAATGCCAAAACTTACTCCACGTTGGGTATTGCAATATTGGGGTACAGATGTTCTACGTAAAGGTTTTCATGACGATATATGGATTGCTAGTTTAGAAAGCAAACTGCTACAAATGAAGCAAGATGCTGTTATTAGCGATGTACGTTTCCCTAACGAAATTAAAATGATCAAAAGACTGCGTGGTAAAGTATACCGTATCAAACGTGGGCCTGATCCTATATGGTTCGATGATGCTATTAAACAAAACGAACATAATAAAGAAGCACTAGTTACTAAGAATATGATACTTACTGATAAGATGAAAGATCAACACCCAGATGTGCATATTAGTGAATATGCTTGGGTAGGTGAAAAAGTTGACGGTGTTATTGAGAATGATGGAACTTTAGAAGATTTAGGTAACGCTGTTAGAAGTCAGGTGTTAGGTCTCCCTGCTTCCAAGTAACACCTGTTTTTTGCATAATTCTTTGACAGTTAGCACAAATAGTTTTTAAGTTGCTATGCTTACAATTAGTTAAGTTTCCGTCTATATGATACACATTGAACTGTTCAGTGTGTTTGCTTGAATACCCACACTTATCACACTTGTCTTTTTGACGATATCCTGCTTTATGCCAAAACGGTATTCCGGGTGATCTGCCACTAGCACAACGATCACATTTACTTCTATAGTATGGTTTTTTGCCCTTGTAATAGTTAATAGCAACTGGGCGTTTCTTGCATTGCTTACATAAAGACCTAGTCATAACTGTATTTATCACGCCCTTTTCAACCCCTTTTCATACGTATATTAAGTAGCATTTTTCCTAGATCTGTATAAATACTTTTAGAAATACTAAAACCATACAAGGAGTATATAACATGGCACTATCATCACCCGGAGTTGAAGTTAGCGTAATCGATGAAAGTTTCTATACCCCAGCCGCTGGTGCTACAACACCTTTAATTGTTGTTGCTACTGCTGAAAGCAAACCATCAGGCACAGGGACAGGAACTGCGGCAGGTACACTAGCATCAAACAAAAATAAAGTTTACTTAATTACCAGTCAGAGAGAGTTAACAGAAACCTTTGGTAATCCAACTTTCTATACAGACACTTCTAATAACCCACTACATGGTAACGAATTAAATGAGTATGGTTTACAGGCGGCTTATTCATACCTAGGCGTGGCTAACAGAGCGTATGTTGTAAGAGCGAATGTAGACTTAGGAAAATTACAAGGATCAAACGATGCACCAGCAGGTGCTCCAGCAGACGGAACTTATTGGTTCGACACTGACGATTCTTTATATGGATTATTCCAATGGAATGGTTCTACACAAACATTTACAAGTAAAACACCAACTGTTATTGGTGCATCATCAGATCTTACAGGAGTAAGTGGTGCAACATACACAGGTGTTAAAGGAAGCGTTGGCGCAAAAGGCGACTATGCTGTTGTTACTTGGAATACAGAAAACAAAGTTTGGTACAAAAATGAAGATAACATTTGGGTACAAGTTGGTTCATATGACGAGTCAGCATTTGATGCAGTAGGATTTGCTTCATCAACTACTTGGAACTCAACTACTTGGAAAACAAGTTGGCCAACAATTACTGCTACACTAACACCAAGTGCGTTAGGAAGCACAAACGTTATTATTAATAATACACAGGTTAACAATGCAGGTTCAACACCAGCAACATTTGTAGAAGCAATTAACGATGCGGCTATTCCAGGTGTTGGTGCTAAACTTGATGCTAATGATAGAGTTAAAATCTACTCAGACGGAACTTCAAGCACAGATGGTACAACTACTGACGGTGCGATTTTAATTGAAGAAGGGTCAGGACAAATTTTAACTGACTTGGGTATTACAGCAGGATACTTCCATTCACCGGAATTACAAATTTCAGCACACAGTTCAGTTCCATTATGGAGAGCAACTGATAGGGTTGAAGTTGGTGGAACAGGTTACAGTGGTTTAAGACCTACTGGTTCTGTTTATATGAAAACTACTACACCTAACTTAGGTGCAAGTTTAAAAGTTAAATTGTACAGCACAGGTACAGGCTTATGGTCAACTGTTGAAACACCAATTTACAACAGTGCGGCAGAAGCAATCAAAGCACTTGATTCAGAAGGTGGAAAAAATATTCCAACTGGAACATTATTTGCTTTAGCAAACACAACTGAAGACTCAAAACAAATTGCAGACTTCAAATTGCACAGAAGACTAATTCCAAGTCCTACAAGTGCAACTGGTAGTGTTTCTAATCCAACTATTAGTGCTGGTACAAAAACATTTACAATCGCTGAAACAACAGCAGGTGCAACAGCATTTACAAGTGCAAGTGTAAGTTTCACAGGTACTGATGCAGATGCACTAGTTGAAGCAATTAGTGACGCAGGATTAACAAACGTAGTTGCAGAAGTTACTGCAAACGGAAATGTTAAAATTAGTCACACAATTGGCGGCGAAATTAGATTAACAGATGGTAATGGTACTCCATTAGCAACAGCAGGCTTTACAAGTTCAGTTGACAACGTTTATGACGCTGGTAGCGAAGCAAGTGAAGACCTAGTTATTTCTAACTGGAAGCCATTAAGTTATGAAGCAAAAGCAGGTGCACCTACAAGTGATCCAGAAGATGGAACACTATGGTATAATACTACACTTGATGAAGTAGATATTATGGTACACGATGGTACTACATGGAGAGGCTATAACAAAGTATATAGTGATGCTGATCCTAAAGGTCCTATTGTTTCAGCAACTGAGCCTACACAACAGTCAGACGGAACTTCACTAGTAAATGGTGATCTTTGGATTGACTCAGGCAACACTGAAACTTATGGACAAAAGATTTACAAATACGATGGCTTAAATCTAGAATGGACGGCTGTTGATGTAGCAGACCAAACTTCAGAAGATGGTATCTTATTTGCTGATGCACGTTATGGTGAAACAGGTGTAACTGGTGACACTAAAGCAGACATTGAAGATATGCTTGTAAGTGATTACTTAGATCCAGATGCTCCAGATCCAGCATTATATCCAAGAGGTATGTTGCTATGGAACACTAGACGTTCAGGAAACAATGTTAAAATCTTTAGAACTACACACATTGATATTAACGAAAACTCAGGTAAGAACAAGAGATTCCAAGGTACTGGCGCTGTTTACGATGGCGGATCAGACGAGGCAATGGCTTCTTACAAAGTTAATAGATGGGTTGGTTGGAATACAACTGCTGAAGATGGTTCAGGATTGTTTGGTCGTAAAGCACAACGTAAAACAGTTGTTGCGGCACTAAAATCACAAATTGATACCAACGACGATCTAAGAGATGAAGAAACAAGAGCATACACATTGTTAGCGGCTCCTGGTTATCCAGAACTAACAAGCAACCTTGTAAATCTAAACATTGACAGAGGAATTACTGGCTTTGTTGTAGCAGATACTCCATTTAGATTATCAGCAAGTGCAACTACGTTACAAAATTATGGTAACAACACAGGTAATGCACTAGCAGATGGTGAAGATGGATTTGTAACATATGATGAGTATATGGCAACATTTTATCCATCAGGATTTACAACAGACTTAACTGGTAACAACATTGTTGTTCCACCAAGTCACATGATGCTTAAAACTATTGCACTGAGCGATCAGGTATCGTTCCCATGGTTTGCACCAGCAGGTACAAGACGTGGTGGTATTAGCAACGCTTCAAGTGTTGGTTATATTAATGATGAAGGTGAATTTACACCAGTATCATTAAACGACGGTACAAGAGATACAATGCAAGGTGCTAAGATTAACCCAATCACATTCATTACTGGAAGTGGATTGGTTAACTTTGGACAAGTTACAAGAGCAAGAAACGCAAGTGCATTAGATAGAATTAACGTAGCACGTTTAACAGCGTACCTAAGACGTCAATTAAATCTACTTGCTAAACCGTTCTTGTTTGAACCAAACGATAAGATTACACGTGATGAGATCAAACAAGCGGCAGAAAGTTTATTGCTTGAGTTAGTAGGTCAAAGAGCACTATACGACTTCCTAGTTGTATGTGATGAAACTAACAACACACCAAGCAGAATTGATAGAAATGAACTTTACTTAGACATTGCTATTGAACCTGTCAAGGCTGTTGAATTTATCTACATACCATTACGCTTAAAGAACACAGGCGAAATAGCAACTTTGGGGGCTCAATAATGAAGATAAATAAAACTGTAAAAGGAGCAAGATAATGGCAATTTCAAGTTTAAGTAGATTTACAGTTCCATTAGCAAGTGACCAGTCAGCATCCACCCAAGGTTTGTTGATGCCAAAACTAAAGTATCGCTTTAGAGTATCACTTGAAAATTTTGGTGCTGGAAGTCCAAGTGTAGAATTAACAAAGCAGGTTATTGATGTAACAAGACCTAATGTAAACTTTGAATCTGTAGCAATTGATGTCTACAACTCAAAAGTTTACTATGCAGGTAAACATACATGGCAACCAATCACAATCACTCTAAGAGATGATGTGAACAACTCAGTTAACAAACTGTGCGGTGAGCAACTTCAGAAGCAATTTGACTTCTTCGAACAGTCAAGTGCGGCATCTGGTGTTGATTACAAGTTCAAAGGTAGAATCGAAATACTTGATGGTGGTAATGGCGCTAATGCTCCTAGCGTACTTGAAACTTTCGAGTTAGTAGGTTGCTTTGTTCAAGATATTAACTACAACCAGTTATCATACAGTGATTCAAATCCAGTTGATATTCAACTACAAATCCAATATGATAATGCTATTCAAACTAATGGTGCAGGTCAACCAAGCGGCTTAGGCGGCGCAATTGGCAGAACAATTAGAACGTTAGCAACAGGTTAATAAAAACTTTTAAAATTTAAGGTCGGAGACGTAAAAATCTCCGGCCTTTTTTTACGACTAAATAATAGTATGGCAAAGTTAACAAAGTTTTTAGGAAACGTATTCAACGGTATATTCGGAAGTGAAGGCGACATGCGTGATTATCAACACGCGGCTCGTTTGTTTACTGATGACTACATGCGTCTTGCACCTAAGGTTGGATTTTTATATCATGTAACATTTAATATTAATAATATTGCGTTACGATCACCAGATGCTAGTTTTAACAGAGCAAGTCCACAAATTGAATGCGGTATGCTAGTTAAGGATGTGAAATTACCTGGAATACAAGTACAAACAGATACAAAAAATCAATACGGTAAAAAAACAAATTACCAAACAGCAGTAACATACGCACCTGTTACAATTAATTTTCACGATGACAATGACGGACTAACCAATGCGTTCTGGCAACAATATTTTAAAGCAAACTACAACGATAGTTTATATTGGCAGGAACTTTATAAGCAAACACCTTATCAAGGATCAGAGCAATATGTTAAGTTTGGTTTAAACAGTGATAGAAATAAAAACTTCTTTCAAAATGAAGGTGTTAGCATATATCAATTAGCACGTCATAGATTTTTTGAATTTACACTGATTAATCCTATGATACAAAGTTGGGATCCGCCAAGCATGAGTGCAGGTGACAGTGCTCCAAGAGAAAATCAAATGACTGTTATCTATGAAGGTGTAAAATATGCAACAGGTAGAGTTACTACTGACAATCCTACAGGATTTGCAACACTGCACTACGATAGAACTCCATCACCGTTAAGTGTAATGGGAGGAGGAACAGCAGGATTTTTTGGAGCAAATGGTGTACTTGCAGGAGGTTTAGATGTATTCGGAGATGTTGCAAGTGGTGATGCTTTTGCAAATCCATTTGCATTTATTGGTACTGCAATTAAAGCCAAGAACACAATTGATAATGCAAAACAGTTAACCAAAGAAGGTGTACGTAACGAAGTTCAAAGCATTACAGAACAAAGTTTAATAAGAAGTGCTAGACAAACAATTGATCAAAAAGGTGCTGACAAGTTTGATGCGGCAAAACGTACTAAGGCAGAAGCCGGTAATCCATCCGGAACTGCATCTGGTCAATTAGAAAACAATCAACAAGGTAATGGAAACAGTGTCGATGCAAATCAAACACCAGCAGGATAAAAAATGAGTACAAATGTATACACAACAGTAGGTGAATCAGCAAATAATAGTTCCGACAAAACTCTAGATTTTTTTAATAGTTTTAATAAACAAGAAATAAATTTAAAGTCTAGTGATGTAACTGCGTTTGTTGATCTATTAACAAGAAAAGGTATGGCACCTGAAACTGCAAAACAATCAACTAATATTATTTTAAAGCAGTGTAACATTGATGAAATTGATCCGATGACAATTTATGAAGAACTTAGACAAACTTCAAACATGCAATTAACAGATACACTTGGAGAAATTTTAAATATCAATAGGCCAAAGTCAAGCACGTTAGGAACTGCAAAAGAAAAAGTTGACAACAGTGCTAAAAGAAATATCATCGATGGGGCATAAACATGGCTATGAAATTTGCCCAAGGCAGATACGATCTTAAAAATCCAGACAAATATATAGGAACAAAAACACCTATGTATAGAAGCAGTTGGGAATGGCACTTTATGAAATTGTGTGACGAACATCCTGCTATTGCTAAATGGGCCAGTGAGTCAATTAAAATTCCTTATAGAGATCCACTTACAGGAAAATATACAATTTATGTTCCAGATTTTTTTATTGTGTACAGTAATAAAAAAGGAAAAACAAAAGCAGAAATAATTGAAATTAAACCCCAGAATCAAACTGTAAGAGAAAATGTTGGTAAGAATACATATAATCAAGCACAGTTTATAAAAAACAAAGCAAAATGGGAAGCGGCAAATGCTTATGCTAAACAGCATGGTATATTTTTTAGGATTGTAACAGAAAAAGATTTGTTCCATCAAGGGAAAAGATAAGTACTATTATGACGAAGAAATTAGAAGAATTACTTGATCTTCCAGAAGTTAAAGAAACTATGGAACAAGTAGAAGAACCAAAACAAGAAGTAGTTGATACTCCAAAACAAGCCAAGCAGATGGAAAGAAGCATTGCAGAGTTTGATAAAATATCAGCGGCGTTGCCTATGGTAAAAGGACTTGGAGAATTAGCAGATAAAGAATTAGACGAACTTGCAGATAAAGCAAAAGCAACGTACGAAGATCTAATGGATTTGGGTATGAACGTAGAAAGCCGTTATGCAGGCCGTGTTTTTGAAGTTGCTGTAGGCAGTCTTAAAAATGCTATTGATGCTAAGAGTGCTAAACTTGATAAGAAGTTAAAAATGGTTGAATTGCAACTTAAAAAGCAACAAATAGACCAAAGAGCAGGTGATACTGCAAATACAGTGGATAGTGAGGGTGTAATCATCGATCGCAACTCACTCATTCAAGAGATTTTAAACAAGAAAGAAGATAAATAACTATACATATTAGGAGTAACCATGGATTTTAAAAAGTATCTAGCAGAAGCGAATAAACAATACGATTTTGTCATTAAAGTAGCGGGCGAACTACCTGAAGGCTTTGAAGATAAGATGGAAACTGCTTTGAAAAAATATGAAATTGCAAATCTTACAGCAGGTAAGAAAACTCCTATTCAGAGTGTACCATTAGACTTTCCACAAATGACTCATACAGAAGTAACTGTGTTTGAAACTACTCTAAATTATCCAACTACACAGGATCAATTAAGACACTACATTGCAAACTTTACAAACGTAAGCGTAGAAAATATTAGAGTGCGTAGACCTGGTGAGCCATATGAAGAATATCAAAAAGAGTCAGATGATACTACATATGAATCAAAATTAATGGACGGTGAATACAAATATGATGGTCCAGATGTTAACAAAGACGACTTAGTTGTTACAGAAAAAGGTAAAGAAACATTTTTGCAAAGTCTTGCTAAAGAAGCAAAAGACAGACAAGCAGGGGAATAATTATGGCTACACGTGAAATGATTGATGTAATGAAAAAATTAAAAGACTTAGGTTATTACGATCAAGTCGATGAAGGTAAAAAAGCAAAACCTGATTACATTGACATTGACGGTGACGGCAACAAAAAAGAGCCAATGAAGAAAGCCGTGAAAGATAAAGAAAAGAAAAAGACTAACGAAGCCAAAGCATGTAATTGCAATGAAGATTGTGCATGTGGCGGTAACTGTGGTCCTAATTGTAATTGTGGACCAGACTGCGGTAAGTCAGTTAAAGAATCTGTAAACGAAGCAATTACTATTACTGCTGACTCACCAGATGATTTACCTGCACTACAAAGAATTATGAAACTTGCTGGTATGGAACCAGTAGGTCAAGACATGATGCCACAAGGCGACACACCAGACATGACTATGAAAGGTGATGACAATATTAATGGCAACTGTGGTTGTGAAGACGAAGCCGAAGGTTATGCAAATGAGCCTGATGCACAATACAGCACAACAAATGACATCACAAGACTAGCAGGCTTAAATGGTTTAAATGGTTCTAAGAATCCTAAAGACCTAAGAGTAAAAGATCCTGCATACCATGAAGACGAGCAAACCGAAGAAGGTTATGCTAATTCAATGGGCAAAGAAAAAGAAGAAGAAACATATCCCGTAGACAGTTTAGAAAAACAATACGGTAAAACAGAAATCAAAAAACTACCTCGTAAGTTTTCTATGCGAGGCGATAATCCACTCGAGGATATCGAAGAGGCACTACGCCAAGACT